TAGATTGATACACATAAAGACCAGGTGTAAAGCCTGCGGATGCGGCACCGACTGTTAGAGATGTGCTATTGGCAACTGGTTGCTCCTGAGTTATAATTTCACCATTAGCAAAGCTAGCAGTCGATGTTTGAGTATATGATATTCTTATATCAACTTTATTATAACCAATACTTGCAGGCTCATACACGAGAACAAACGGGTCAAGATCATAATTAGACCCTGGGTTAATATTTGTAAGGCTAGCAACTGACCCTAAATTACCTACAAAGAATGTCAGGCAATCAAGAAGACCTGAGCTTACGTTACCGGTCGGAAATTTTGGAAATCCATATGCAGTAGCATTAAGTCTTACACTGGTGTAAGGTACATTTGATGTATTGTTTTGACTTAAAAAGTCAGTACCTAAACTAATTTGTTCTTCATTGTCCAGGCTGCCAATATTAAAGTCTGCACCTGAGCCTTGACTAATAATATTTAACTTACCTGTTGTTGAAAAGGCACCGGTTACAGTCTGAAGGTTTGTATTAGTAAATTTATTGTTTACACTGTGCACACCTATGGTAGTTGAAAATGCTCTTACGTTAGCAGATGAGCCAGATGAACTACCTGTAATTATAGTACTTGTCGCAAATATTCCATTAGTATTAGAAACAGTAATATATGCATTAGAACCATCGTTAGTTATTAACGTAACAACCCCATTTGCTGTTGTACCCTGTGTTACAGTCTCAAACTGGCGAAGAGCACCTGAGAGATCTGTTGTATAAAGCACTACAGTATTACTTACACCAGTAACAATAGCAGTAGCTGAAACATTAGAGTATGAATTTGTTGTGTATCTATAGGTGTTAGGCGCTGAAGTACTACCTACGAAAAGGAAGTTTGAATAATTCGTGTTAGAAGAATCATAGAGATTGCCTGAAGTTGGTACTACTCTTATAACATAAGCATAAGGTGTTGAATTAGTATAAAATGTATCTACTACACCTCTACCGGCTACTACGCCGTTAGAATAATAACTTGTTACGTTACTACCAACCGGTGCAGAAGAATCAACTGCTGCAGCAGAAATAGTTGCAAGACTACCAGATGTTGCACCAGCTAGTGATAGAGCAGTACTAAAAACACCAGTGTTAGGATATTTAATGGTTAATGTTGTGGAATTACTAGCATGCACTTTTCCTATGAAAACGTTAGCACCAGAAACTGCCTGGTAGACATTTTCATTTGTTGTAAATGCACCTGTGTTACTCTGAAGAGTAAGTAGTAGTACCCCTTGTACAGCGATATTTGCTACCTGTTGTGTGACCTGTTCAAAAGGTAGGAAGGGTCTCGAAAGGGATGTGTTTGTTACCGTGACATTGCTTAGAGAAAGAATCTTTTCAGAGACATATACTGTAGAGTTAGTTGAAAATCCAAAACCGCCGTCTTGAAGTGCAAAGTCGACAACACCTGCAATATTTTTTACTGCACCTACTCTTGCTTGACCTTGTTGTCCAAAACTTGAATAGACATCAACAATATCTCCAACCTTATAACCAGTACCCGATGAGAGAACAGTTAATGATGTAAGAGATCCTACTACTGTGGGGTAGTTAGTAACGTCAAGGTCTGATTGACTATGTGAGCTATCTGCGTATGTAATGAATTCGCCAGTAGTAAAGCTCTTAGTTATGTTTGAAAGATAAAAAATATCTACATACTTTGACTGTACTCTTCTTCTAATAAGTCTATCAACGAACGCTGTTGCGCCTGATGTAATACCAGTTATTTGTTTACCAACAAAATTAATATTAATATCTTCACGTGATACTTCGATATAAACTGGCTTCACCCATTGGCCATCAGACGGTCGAAGTATATCTTGACCAGGTACGTAGATTTCAGCTTGGTCCCCGTAAACTAATCTAAAAAATAATTCTACAGCTCGCGGGGTACCTTTCGAACGGTATAAATCTTGTGCTTTCTTAAGAAGAAGCTTTTTATTTGAAGAGGTTGTAAACTGAATATTATTAAGATATTTTTCTTTGAAATGTACTATAAACTTTGCTATAGTAGTATCAATATCTTTATAATTTAATAGATTGCGGCTGTGATAAAGTGAATTTGGAGAGCTAGTAGTATTAATATATGTTACGCTACCTGAAGAGCTCTCAATAGGCTTTATCTCATCACAATAAAGCCTGCATCTGAAAATTACATCACTATTGTTAACAACATAAACTGTATTGCCACTTTTATAGATAATTTCACCGGACGCTTCACCTTCCGAATTATATTGGGTAACCGTGTTTCCCACATCAAATCCGGTAGCATCATCTAGATTAAGCACCATAACGAGTGTTTCTAGCCACTCATAATAAGCAGAAACAAAAGCTATAAAATTCTTTCCTTCATCTCTATAAAAAGAAGGGAATTGGGATTTTACAAGCTGCTTAATACTTTTTTCAATTTCTTTCATGCTGAGGTGCCGGTGCTAGTAGATGTACCATTGTCAGGTGTATTCTTCGAAGCTATAGAAGAAATAGCAAGATCTTCTTCCGATATAGTTATGATGCTGTTTTTAATAGAGAAAATATCGTCAGAGTTTATTCTAGCATATATCTTAATTGCTGTTCCTAGATAATCTGATACTCTAAAATTTTGCAAAGTAATTCTACCAGTACCGTAATCAACAGTACCTATATCCGTAATTGAAGTTCTAGATGGATCACTTGCACCTACTATTTTAATAGTTCCAGCACCATCATCAACTATAATTGTTCTTGAGCTGTTGTAAAAGAATACTGATGATGAAACGGTAGGCTCAACAGTATCATTAGTGACAAACAAAGCTTGATCGAAGTTTATAGTATAGTTTTTTAATTCATTAATAACAGGCTGAATTTTTCTAATAGCCTTGACTCTAGTTTCATTACTTACAATACTTGGATGCGCTGTATCTATTGCATTTACTAATCTACTAAATCTGAATGTTTTCTTAAAGTCAGACAGTGAGTTACTATTAAATGAGTTAATAGCAGAAATAACAATAGTAGTAATATCGTTTGGTGATAGATCGGTAAGGGCAGTATCATATCTTACTAACGATTCAATGTATAGGTTGAGCGGATCTGGCGATACGAATACAGGCTCTATCGATACTGGTGCTCGTCTGGTAAGGAAGTTTGTATATTCAACAACTTTACTTTGCGGTATACCATCAACGTTTTTAATATCGATTGAAACAAATACTCTACCGTATTGAGGAGGGTCAGCTTGCTCACCGCCATAAGCAGACACTGCTTGAATCTCTGGATAATTAGTTTTTAAAAGCGTCTCGTAGTCAGAAGGTGTAATAGCACGCTCTTGTGTAGAGAAATGTCTTGGTGCATTAAATCTGATTGACTCAAGAGACTCACTTACCGACCCTCCAATAGCTTTCGTGACTGTAGTAACTGTTACGTCGCTATACCCATCGATTGGACCATCAGAAGTAAATTTATAAGCCCCGTTAGGTAATTCCCCGCTTGAATCTCTATACTCAACAACAATAGTAGCACCGTTCTTAGGTTTTCTACCAGTTACATTATCCCCGAAAATAATTTCATATTTTTCATTTTCAGCGGGCTGTAGAAAGAACACTTGTGATTGGTCGTTAAGGTTAAATAACGAGGATGCATATGAGTATGTAAGTGATGTAGCACCGTTATCCTCTATTACCGTAACAATAATTGTTGAAGTATCAACTGTACCATTGCTGATAACGAATCTCTGCGTTGTTGTACTTTCATCCACTACAAATGATTCTGTTATATATTCACCTTCATAAATGCTAACATTATTAGCACTGAACACACCACCGGAACCAAATAAAACTATATTACTATCTGTAGCAAATGAAAATGTCTTATTATCAACCTTAGTTGTAAAGGTTGTACCTTTAGGCATGGTTAAAGACGTGATTGTTAGATTTCCGGCATTCACCGATATATTAATAACTGCTTCTGAAGACTTAAACGAGCGTGGCAGGTAGTTAAGCTCTTTCGCGTGTGAAATAAGACTATCTCTTAGCTGCGCAGTATCAAGGAACATTTCACTGGCAACCATGTTTGTATAGAAGGAGTTTAGATATGTGTTATATGCTAGAAGGTCTAGTAGCACACTCATATTGCTACCTTCAAAATCGTAATCTTTGAAGGTGTCTTGATTCTTTAAATAGGCCTTGAATGACTCTTTGATTGTATCAAAGTCTAGATTTAGAAGATTAATATTACCGGCGGCCATTTATCGAACTCTCTCTAAAATTACTCTGAATGTTGTTGGAGATTCCACATTAACAGTATAAAACTGAATCGAAATAATATATGCATTTTCATCTTCAATAGGTGTAGCAACAACATCTAAAAGACGAGCACGCGGCTCGTGACTTACTATTAAAGCTTTTATTTCTTCTTCTAACGTTAAAGTTGCTTGAGGTGAAATGTTCTCAAACAACGAACTCTTTACTCTACTACCAACATCTGGTTGAAACGGTCTTTCATATTTATCCGTAAGAATTAAGTTACGGATAGAGCGAATAACTGCGTCTTCGTTTCTATTGATTACTAACTGTTTTGTGTCCGGATGGGCATTTAGATTTGTATAAAAATCACTATACAAATCTTCTTTTTTTAGTTTAGTAGTAAACTTATCCGCTAATGTAATAGCCATATATTACCTATTAAGTTATCCTGCAAAAACGTTTCCTGAGCCAGATGCAACAGCTGAGCCGCATGCAACACTATCACCAACTCTACCTAATGCAGCTCCATTAACAAAAACCGACCCACTACCAGCTGCTAAAGCAGAGCTATGACATCCGTTATTCGGGCAGCAATGCGAGCTCCACCCATCTCCTACTCTATGTGCTGGCTTGCCATTGATAAAGACATTTGAACTACCAGCACTAGATGCCCTAGGAGGCCAACATCCGTGACCTGTGCACGTATCTCCTAATCTAGCAGCTGCAGGCATTATACCTTTCCTTGTTCTTTAAGATAGGATAATTGATTCTTACCATTATCCCATGTATTGTAAACTGTTCTTGTATACGTCTTAGTTAATGTATTATTTAGGGAAGTTTTAGCTGTAATAGTGTACGTGACTGTTTTTGAAAGAGTAGGACTATGATATTCATACACCTGCTTACCATCTGGTATTTTATCTATATTACTAACAGATACTGGAGTTTCAGTTAGATTACTTTTACCCTTTGTAATGTAAGTAAATTCTAGATCTTTTATCAAGCTTGTATATTTGCCGGTTATACTACAACTATTAGTGCCATTTGCTAGTGTTATACTTTCATCAGCCGTATCTGCAGTTATTACCATGCTAGTAACTGTTTCTGGAAATACAGGATTAAAAGGTGATATTGAAGCCGAAAATACATCGTTCACCTGAGTAGTAAAAAGGAATGCATCTGAAATAGTTGCAGGTGTTATTACAATCATCAGTTAATGTCTACTCTTGGTGCGCTAAATTTCATATTACCACTTGATGTTACTGTATATGTACCATCTACTTTTATATCTACATTACCTTTAACTATAACCTTTACATTACCACCGACATAAACTGTCTGATCTTTTACCACTATTTCATAGCTGCTATCAGCTACCTTATCCACTTTACGGCCGGTTTTATCTACTTCTGTGTATGTGCCAGATTTATGAAAAACATGAATTCTTTCGGCGCCAGGCGTATCATCAATCTCTATTGCATGCCCGCTTTTTGTAGTAT